CCGCCGCCGGACCCCGACTTGATGCCGGCGGCTTCGGCCAGTTTGCGGGCGTTGTCCTTGCGGCCGGGGCGATCGACCTTCGACATCGCGTCGATCAGTTCCTCGCCCTTCGACTTCACGATGTCGCCGGCGGCGATCATCTGGCGCAGTTGCTCCTTGGTCCACTTGCGTCGGATGGTGACCGAGCCGCCGGCCTCGATGGCTTCGGAGATGCCGCCGGCGGTGACCGGCAGGATCAGCAGGTCCTGGTCCGAGACGATGCTGACCTCGGGCCAGCCTTCCTCGATCTCCTCGGTCTCGATGGTCTCGACCGGCTCCTCGGACTCCGCCTCCATCGTCTGGCCGGCGATGTCCACCTCGACCGGCCGCTTGGTCTTGTAGACCGTGTGCCGGGTCTGGGTCGTCCACTCGACATAGACGGTGTATTGCCCCTCGACGTCGCCGCCGACGCAGAGCGCCGGGAAGACGGAGGTTCTGAGGCGCGCCTTGCGGATGTAGTCTTCCAGCAGCGCCATAATCCCCATCGGGTACTTGCCGTCGCTGGAGAGCACGTCGACGTTGCGGCCAGACTCGGGGAAAAGCTGGCCCACGAAGCGGGTTTTGCGCGCATCGACCGCGTTCTGGACGATGGGGATGAAAATCTGCGCGTTGCCGTTGTAGACCTGCTTTTGGCCAAGCTGGCAGTTGTAGATTTCCCAATTGTCCAGCAGCCGGTCGGCGCGGCCGGTCTCGTCCTCGAAGCCCTTGCGGACATTGCGGAATAGCTCCAGGCATGCTTCGCGGATCGACTTCAGGCCCGACAGTTCGCGGTCGCGTTCGGGGAGGTCGGGTTCGTCGTCAGCCACTCACCGCCTCCGCTGCGGCAGGGCGGAAGCGTAAGGCACACCGCCCGGCGTGAAGGCCATGTTTGTATCCTCGGACTGCTCCTGCGGCAAACGGGCTTCGGTCAGCGCCATGAACGCCTCCAGCGCCTCCATCAGCACCTTGTAGCGGCCCTCCTCGGCGGTCTGCATCAGGAGGCCCTGCTTGTTGGGCAGATACCGGTAGCCGCCGGCGAAGCCGTTCAGGGTCCAGTGCGCGCGGTCGCAGACCATCAGCGCCGGGGCGCCGCGAACCTGACGCTGCAGCAGGTCGCGGACCATCGGACGGCCCTTCTCCGGCGCGCCGCCTTTGTCCACCTCCTGGAACGACTTGGCGGCGATCTGCACCACGCCCATCGCGCTATAGCGCTCGAACTCGGACGGCGGCGCGACGCACTTCACCGCCTGACCAGCTTCGAGCCTGGCCGAGCGCAGGATATGCGGCACCGCCTCACTGGGCTCGCCCTCCACGATCCAGTCGGCGAACACCCTGACCGCGCCTTCGAGGTACTGGACCAGCATCGCCGCCGTCAGCGTCCGAGTCGCATTCAGCGCCAAGTGCACCCGCCGGTTCCGAGCCGGCTCGAGGTCGGGGGCGACGTGGCGGCCGTCGAACTCGCCGTAGATCGAAGCGCCGCCTCGCATCGGGATGGCGTAGGCCAGCGCGTTTGGCGCATCGATCTTGCCGCTCGGGAAGGCCAGCAGCGCCGTCTCCAGTTCCGGCAACTCCTTGGCGAACTTCAGTTCGCGCGCGTGGAACCAGATCTGCAGCGAGCGGATGAAGTCGAACTTGCCCTTCGGCGCCCGCATCGGGACGATCGGCAGCGTCACCCCCCGCCGCACCTGCTCCTGGCGGATGGCCTGCAAGATCCATTCGTTCAGCCCGTCCTCCTCGACGCCGAGGAACACCGGCTGCAGTTCCTCGTTCATCCGGAAGCAGGCGTCGATGATCTGGTCCGGCATCAGCGCCTTCTGCCAGGCGTCCCAGACCCAGAGCGTGCCGCCGATCCACGACCAGGCCGCGGCGCCGGTCAGCGCCGAGGTCGAACGCACCGTCCGCGCCGGGTCGATCATCACGTACTTGGCTTCCCAAGACGGCGCCCGGTTGGCCCTCGCCGCCTCGATCATCACCTTGGTGAAGGTCTGCGACTCCTCGGAGGTTGGCTCGCACAGGTACTCGGCCCGGAACTGCCGCATCATCCCGGCGCGCTGGGCCGCGTCCTGCATGGCGTCGATGGAGTTGGGCCGGACCCAGCCCCGGTCCATCACCTCCGAGCCCACCGCCCGGCGCCCGCCCAGCGCCTTGGCGTCCTCCTCGGTCATCGGAAACCGGGCCGGCCAGGACGAGACCATCTTGCCGTCCGGGCCCGGGTGGCAGATCGGCACCAGCCGCGTCTCCCACCCGGACGCCTGCAGCCGTGGCGGCAGCGCCTCGGGATGCAGCGGCGTCGCGGCGATGCGCGCCCGATAGTGCGGGTCCAGGGCCGGCAGCACGTCCTGGGTGAACCATCGAAAGGTCTCCTGGCGAGCCTTGTCGGTGGCGACGTCCGGGTACTCCTCCAGGTCGTCGCCAAACAGCATGTCCGGCCGCTGATCGAGGTGCTTGGCGCCGCGCAGCGACTGGCCGCGACCCAGCGCCTGGATCATCACCCCGTTGGAAAGCAGGAGTTGATCGGCGCTCCAGATCGGGCCGATCGGATCGCCGAACACCAGGTTCAGGCGCTCGTTGGTCTCGAACTCGTGGCGGATCGAGTGCAGGCGCTGACAGGCCCGGTCGATGGTGTTGCCGATGATCAGGCAGTAGCGGAAGTCCTGGAACTCCGCCCCCAGCGCGATGGCCTCCTCGGCGGTGGTCGACTTGCCGCCGCCGCGGAACACCATCTCCAGCCGATGCTTCTCGGTGGAGTGGAAGTCGCCGATCAGCGCCGCCTTGTAGTCGGGCTCGGCGTCCCAATGCCGGTGGGAGAACAGGAAGCCGTGCGCAAGAACCCGGTCGGCGTAGAGCTCGGCGAAGAGGGTGGCGCGGTCGTCAGCCACTCGCGGCCTGGTCCAGGGAATCGTAAGGCGCCTGCTGCGCCACCCGTCCGAACTGGCGGTGGAAGTAGGCGCCGGGCGACAGTTCCATCGTCATCCGCCGGTACTGCGCGCGCGGCACGTTCTGCACCGAGTAGGCCGACCCGTCCTGCCAGACCACCAGCAGTTCCTCGCTGATGTCGTCCCACTCGGCCTTCTGCATGTGGCTCGACGCCGGCGGGATGAAGACCTCGATCATTGGCTCACCATCTCGATCAGGATATCGCGAAATGCCAGCGGCGTCCGCCTCGCTTCCGGTTTCTGGATTTGCCGAAAGCCCATCGCCGCCAACTCGGCGCGCGGGCGATCAGCGCTGATCCAGCCGGTCGGTTTCGGCCCGGCGCCCCACTTCAGTTCCGGCAGCGGTACGCCGACCGCGTAGAGCCAGGTCTTTTTCCGCGCAGCGTGGCCATAGTTTCCCTGCTCGACCTGTGCGGCAGCACCACCGTAGACGTCCGCAACAGACCATCCCTCGCGCGGCGGGCGCGGAAGACCGAAGTAGCGCCACGCGATCGAGACGGCCGGGTGCTCAAGCACGCCGCCAAACAGCCTCACGGACCAGAGCGCGGCCTCGAAGCAGCCGCCGTCTGCGCCGATCGGTCGGCCGTAACGGGCCTGGTTGACCGGCGCCATCTGACACCATGCCGCGCACGGCGGATGCGCGATCACCCGATCCGGCCCAAAATAGCGCCGAGCGTCACGCGTCTCGTCCCACGGATCGACGTCGGGCAGACCGAAGTAGCAGCCGCCGGTCTCGACATAGAGCGCCGCGATCATGGATAGCTCTCCGTCACCATCCGCTCCTTCGACGTGAACTCCACCGGGTAGGGCATATCAGGGATCGGTCGCCCCAGGAATGCGCAAAGCTCCGACCATCCGGCCCCAGCGCTCATGTCCATCACCAGCAGGTCCTGCGGCCGGTCCTTGAAGTGGTCCAGCACCTCGGCGTTGTGGCGGCAATAGCGCTCCAGCATGGTGTGCGCGTCGAAGTCGTCGCGGCCGTACATCAGCCGGTGCATCTCGTGCGAGAAGCCGTTGTCGGCCCATTCGTCGTAGTAGAGCTTCCAGTGGATCTCGGCGCTTTTCAGCCACGACGCCTCGTCCCGCAAGGTCAGGATGAACTTCGCCCCCTTGTAGCACGCGTCGAGTTCGCGGAAGAGATAGGCCATCGGAAAGTCGACCACCGCGTAGTTGGCCTCCAGGGTCAGCGAGCGCTTCCAGGCCCTGAGTTCGTTGACGATGTTGCGAGCCCAGATCGGCGACTCCCAGTGCCCGGTCGCGTAACCCAGCTTGCGCAGCGCCGACGCCAGCGAGGTCGTCGCCGTCTTGTGCATGCCGATGCCGAAGATGCGAGTGGGGACGGGGCCTAACTGCCGCGTTGCCCCGGCGCGGTCGGTGACCGGGCCCATCCCGAACCGGCCGCGGTTGACCACCGAGACCTTCTCGCGGCCCTGCAGCCGGAACTGCGGACCCATGCCCTTCGACGTCGACGGCCCCCCGGCGTAGTTGGCGAAGCGCACGTCGTCGCCATGCGGGATCGCCTCCAGGTGTCGTTTCGGGATGCCATGCCGGGCGAACCCCAGCACCTCCAGGCGATGGGCGAAGTCCTTGTCGTCCGGGCTCCAGTGCTCGAACTGCTCGTCGTAGCCGCCGGCGCAGAGGAAGGCGCTGGCGGTCACCACGATCCGGCCACCGCAGCCCCCCGGCATCCGCGACCACGCTCCCGGCCCTGGTCCGCAATGGTTCTCCCTCGCCCTGAGGAAGATCGCTTCTCGGTCGTCCTCGGCCTGCTCGAAGCGCTGCGCCACGTAAGCCGCGAACCCCGGCCCGGTCAGGTTGTCGGCGTCCAGGCTGACCAGGATCTCGCAGCCCTCCTCGATCGCCAGCCGGTGGACCATGTTCTTGGCGTGGGCCATGCGGAAGTGCGGCGCCTCATGGCGCCAATAGACCAGCCGCCCCGACTTCAGCTCGCGCGGATAGTTTCGCTCGATCCACCGTCCCAGCCCGTCCGTCGAGCCGTAGTCCAGCACCACGTGCTTCAGCCTCGGATAGTGTTGGTTGTGGAACAGGTTCCAGCCCAGCGTCGCCTCCAGATGCGCCCGCCGGTTCCCGCACGTGGTGCAGAACCCGATGACGGGCGCAAAGGAGGTCTCCGGCATGGGCGCCGCTCAAGGCTGAAGGTGGCAGGAACTCGAGGGGCCGATTACTGCGGCGGCGGTTGCGCTGCAACAGAATTGCTCGTCGGCGCTTCCGGCGCGGGCTCACAATCGATTGAACCGTTCAGATTGGCGCCCGACGCCGCGTTCATCACCCCGGCCTGGGCGCCGAACGACGCCTTCACCTGGCAGCGATTGTTCTTCACCAGCGTCGTCATCATGTGATCGAAGTTGGTGGTGCCGGTCGTGGACAGACACGCCCCCAGCGGCAGCAGCGCCAACGCGATCAGCAGGCGCCTCATTTCGACTTCCTCTTCGGCAGCTTCTTCTTGCCGCGCTTGTGGTCGGCGGCCGAGAACTCCTTGCCGACCTTCTTGGGTATCCCGAGCGTCGACTTGCCCCGCGCCGCGGCGTGCATCGCCTTCTGCTGCGCGCGGGAGACAGACGGCATTACAGAACCAAGACCTCGGATTCGGCCGACGCCTTGACCAGAGCCTCCGCCACCAACAGCGCCTGCTCGACCGTCAGCTGCACCGTCGTGGCCCGATGTCCTGGGCGCTGCGTCACCAGATCGACCCCGTCGCCCCGGATCAGCGCCGACACCGTCACCTTGCCATCATCGGTCCGAAAGGTGGTCGCCGTGTGGAGCATCACATCCCCGCCCGGCGCTTCTTCGACTTCACACCCGCCTTGCCGACCTGGTTCGCCGACTTCGCCGGCATCCCCTCGTCGTCCATCCGGCTCACCGAATACGGCTTCTTCTTGCCGCCCATCACCTGCTTCGGACGGTTCGGGCCGCCGCGCTTCATCGGCTTCTTCATGCGACCATCCTCACACTGCAGGCCATGTAGTCGAGCGCGTCCTTCTCGGTCGAGAATTCGCGCTGCGTGACCTTGTTGAACATGCGGCCTGTCCAGCTCCACAAGACCGACGACCAGTAGCCGACGATCCAGCGACCCGGCTCGACTTCCCACATCTGGATTGGCGCCTTCATTGCCCGATCTTCACCGGCGCCTTGCCGGCCCCCTTCTCCACCCACGACCACACCATCGCCACAGCCCACAGCGCGATCGCCAACCCCACCGTCACGAACTGCGGGACATCCTGACCCGGCAACGCTCCGGCGCCCACCAGCGCTCCAGCCCCCAGCGTCAGGAAATGCCGCAGCACCGACGCCGCGAACCGCATCACCGGGGCAGGGGGTTGGGGGGTGGGGTTCATTCCCGATAACCCAAATGCTTGCCGACGAAGGTCGCTGCCAGCGCAAGGATTAGGCCGACGTCCACGCCAAGGATGAAGGTGAGCAGGAATCCCGCCCACATCACTTGATCCCCTTCATCGCATTCCACGCCGTCAGCACGGCTTGCCAAGAGGACGCCAGGCCCGCCTTGCCAGCCTCCACCACCTGCCGCCGGATCTCCGCACGCCGCGCCAGCGCTTCCGCCGTCAGCGTCCCCGTATGCGGATCGGTGTTGTCGTAGGTCTCGTTCCGCGCCCCCTTGATCGTCGGCGTCACCGCCGGGCCCGCCGGCTTCTTCACCGCATCCGCCGTCACCACCACGTCAGCCATGCCGCGATCTCCTCAGACCCCTCGCCGTGGAGGAGAGGCGGCCAGCGCTGAGGACGTCAGCCGCCTCTCCGGGAGGGAGTGTCCATGGAGCCATGAACGCGCGAAGGTTTGCGCTGGTTTGCGCGACTGTCAACGGTCGCGGGCCGATTTCGTAAAACCGGAGCGCAGAAATGGGGAGGCCTTCAAAAATCTGCTCGACCCTCCCCCGTCCCCAGTCGCCCCGTACAACGCTCTCGAGGAGGGGTCGCCAGGGTGGGGACCAGGCCCAGGGGCGTCGCACATGGCCCTGCCCTAAAGCGAACGCAGTTCGTCGTCGGATCGGGCCGTATCTGTCGCGCATGAGTTACTTTCTACTTGTGCGACGTCGCATAACAGGATACCCACTCTATTGCGACTTGACTGAGGAGGGTCGCAATCATGCAAAGACGAACCGCGTCGGGCGCAAACCGCCCACGGCCGAACTCACAAACCACTGTCGCAATAGGGTCCTTCGGCGCAAAACGACCGCCGGCTGCGCGCGCGACGAGGTCGCCATGCTAGTCGGCTACTGCAGGACCAGCACGCCCGACCAGGTCGCTGGCCTTGAGGACCAACTCGCCGAGCTGAAGCGCGCGGGCGTGGAACGCTGCTACTCCGAGCACGTCTCGGCGCTGGCGGAAGAACGCCCGCAGCTCATGGCTTGCCTGAAGTGGCTGCGCGAGGGCGATACGCTGGTCGTTACCAAGCCGGACAGGCTCGAGCGCTCCGTCGTCGGTCTGTTGCGGCTTGACGAGGATCTGAGGGGCCGCGGCGTCGGTCTGAAGGTGCTCTCGCTCAACCTCGACACGGCGTCGGCCACTGGACGCCTCACCTTGAGCGTCCTGGGAGCTGTCGCCGCCTGGGAGCGGGAGATGATGCTGGAGCGTCAGCGCGCCGGGATCGTCCGGGCGAAGGCTCTCGGCAAGTTCAAAGGTCGTCCAGCCACCGTCGAACGGATGGCGTCGGACATCGTGAGCATGCGCGCTGCCGGGATGACCCCGGCGGCGATCGCGTCGGCGCTGAAGTGTCACCGCTCCAGCGTCTATCGGGTGCTGAAGGGCGCCCAGACTGTCAGCAAGGAGGCTGCGGAATGATGAACAAGCGCGACTGGATAGAACTCGCCGGCTTCATGGCCATCATCGTCTTCGCGATCACGATCCTCGGTATGCCGTGGATGATAGTCGCCGCTCTTAATGGGTGCTCGCAATGACCTGGTCCAACCGACATTCGGCGAACGAGCTCAGATATCGCCGTAGCGGCCCCTGGAAGCGTCGCCAGCGGGCTCGGAGCATCACCGGGCTATGTTGGGCCATCATCCTCAGCGCGGCGCTGTGGGGCCTTCTCTTCGCCTGGCTCGGGTGGCGCTGAACGCCGGCTTTCGTTCTGCGCCTTGATGGCGGCGTCATAGGCCCTTCGTTGGGTCCGGCGCCTCCATTCTTCGTTCGAGACCTTGGGCATTCCGGTCATTCTCCATTTCGGTCTGGGAGGGGGCGTGTCGCGCTGGCCCAATCGGGGGCCAGCGCGATATGCCCCCGACCTAGGATGTGTAACATCCTACGTGCACGCGCATACGCGCGCGACCCCATAAACCCATGAAACAATTGAAGAATAAGCGTGTCGACGACACGCCTGTGTCGACACGCGACGCGACACGCACTTTTCTTCAATGATTTCAGTCATAGTCCCGTGTCGACCCTGCCCGAAAACCGCGTTTTCCGTGAGCTCTCGACACATAAATCAGACCATCCTCGACACAAGCCGTGATGGCCTGCAGGGCCACATCGCGCCTGAACCCGTCGTTGCAGAGCGCAGGCAACAGCACCTTGGCGATCGCCCTGGGGTGCGTCTTGAGCGCGCTTAGCGGCGCATCCGAACGCCAGGCCGCGGCCGTGCGTTTGATCACTTCCTGCTTGGCCGCCCACAGGATCGGATCGCCTTCGTCGACTTCCTCGACCAGGCGAAAGACGCCGGACTCGTAGGTGAGGCGGAGCCCGGTTTCCGCGCCGCTGGCGCTGTAGTTGGCCTTGCCGCGAGTCAGCATCCGGTCGCCCTGGGCGCCATCCTTCGGCCGGGTCAGATAGAGCCGTGAACGCACGGCGTTGTTCCAGGCCGTGGAGCCGCTGAAGCCGGCGTCGGACTCCATGCCGCGGACGCTGGGATGCCCCAGCAGCAGGATGGTCAGGCCCGGGCGCCGGCGGATCATGCCGCCCAGGATCGCCTTGACGAAGTAGTTGACCTGCAGCCGGTCGAGCTCGAGGCCGCCGTAGAAGTCCGCGAGGGTGTCCAGGATCAGCAGCGACGGCTCCAGCCGGTCGAGACGCTGCTCCAGTTTCTCCAGGAACGGGCCGGGGCTGGCGGCTTTGGCCGAGCCCCAATGCATCAGCAGATTGTCGCGGCCGATGCGCGGCCAGAGCAAGGCGTCGTCGAACGGATTGCCGACGCCGTAGCCCAGCGCCGCCTTGATGTCGTTGTGGCGCCGGTGCAGCTCGCCCAGGTCGTCCTCGCACAGCACCGCCAGGGTGCGCGACTTGGTTGTCTCCAAACCTAGCCACCGCGCCCCCAGGGAGGCGCTGCAGGCCAGTTGCTGGGCCAGAAGGGTCTTGCCTAGCCCGCCATCGCCATAGAGGCTGTTGACCGCGCCCTGGGCGATCCAGTCGGGAACGATCCATCGCCGCGGCGGCGGTTCGCCATGCAAACTGCTGGACGTTACCGGCTCGTCGTCGGGGTCATCGTCTTCCACCGTCGGATGATGTTCGGCCCAAGTCTCGCGCGCCTCATCGACGGTCTTCATTCCTGGGATCTGGCCGGCATGGAATGCACGCAGCGCCTCGACCACCTTGGTTTTCAGGAACTCAGGACCGCGGCCTGGCCGCGACTGATCGGCCCTGGCCAGGTAGGTCGGCGCCACCTCGAGGTAGAGACTGTCTGGCGTGGGGATGGTGTCTCGCGTCGAGATCCATTCGCGCAGCGTCGCGCGCACCAGGCGGAAAGCGTAGGTCTCCCTCCCGTCCATCACTTTTTCGTCAAGCCCGAGGGAACCGGCGGGCGCTACGACAATATCGGTCGCAACCCCAGACTCGAACCGCTCGGACGGCGCCCATATCCGTTCGATCTGCTCGAGCGGGAATTCCTGCACCGCGGCCGCCGGCTGATAGATCCTAACCTGCTCGAGCACCCTTCCCGGCTTGTCCGGCTTCGGCCACGCCAGCGACCCGGCCAGGCGCATCAACTGCTTCCCGGTGCAGACCTTGGGATCGGTTCCCAGCGCCACGGCGATGCCGCGCAGTTGCCGGCGCAGGACATCGATGCTGTCGATCGGCGTCTCCAGCGGCCACCAGAGCTGCAGGCGGCGCTCCGGGATCATGCCGGTGATCACCACCAGCGGCGGCATCAGGCCGGCCTCGCGGCAGGCTTTCTGGGCGCTGAGCACCTGGGCCTCGCTGTCGGCGTCGGCCCAGAGGGCGTAGCTGCGGAAGAAATGCTCGTCGCTGGCGACCCCGCCGGGGAAGGTGTCGGGGTGTCGCAGGGCGGCGCCGACATAGGCGTTCCAGCCCGGTTCTCTATTTTTCCGTAAGGCTAATGCGACACCTTCCTCTTCCTCGCCGAGCTCGAACACGCGCGAGACGATGCCGCCGCCGGTGTGGATGTGGGTCAGCTCGATTTTGCCCTGGTGGGCGCGTCCGAACAGTAATTTCAGATGCTGCAGCGCCGCGGCCTCGTCCTGGGCCAGGATCGGCGAGACGTTGACCGGGGGTTGGCTGTCGTTATTATCGGTCATGGCGGCTCTCCCCCGCTTGGTTGACGCGACGAATAGAAAGACCCCGCCAGTTCCGCGCTGGCGGGGTCAGTCTTTGGGCGGAACAGCTACACTGTCAACGACCGCTAGAACGGGATCTCGTCGTCAAACTCGTCCGACAGGTTGGCCGCAGGCGCCGTTTTCGGCAGCGACGCATGCGCCTTGTCGGGTCCGGGCAACTCCGCCGGGCGCGGGACCCATTTCACGATCTCGAGGTTCGGGGCGTAGTTGGTCGACGACTGCCCTTTGCCGGACGAGACCACCGCCGTCGAGCCCTTCATCATCACCACCGGAAGCTGGCCGGGATGCTTGGCTTTCTCGGCCGTGTAGGCGGTGTGCAGGGCATCCACGGAGTTGATCACCGCCTTGGCGCACGAGGCGAACTCTCGCACCGCCTCCGACCCGCCGGCCGAAGGCGCGCCAAGCTGGACCCGCATTCGAAAGCCCTGCTTGAAGTTGTCGCCCGGCTTTTCTGGAAATGATTGCCCTAGCGGCGCCATCACGAAGCTGGGCGCCACGCCGTTGGCGAACAGCGCCCATCCGACCTCGATGGTCTCCAGGTCGAAGATCGCCGCGAACTTGTCGGTGATCTCGACGTTCTTGGTCTCCCATTGCCCGTAGTCGTCCTGGGCGCGGTCGATGCGGAAGAACCGTCCGGCGCGGGCGTCGTACTTGATGATCTCGGCGAAGTCGCCGGAAGCCGTTTGAGTCGCTAAACCGAGTGCCATTTTACCGTTCTCCGTGTAGCGCGGAATGGGCCGCGCGCCCGTCGCTTCAGTACCCGAACACCTCGATCGCTTTCGCCTTGGTCACCGGGTCGTTGAAGTAGAAGCTTTCCGACGAGTGCGGCACCAGCGCCGCGAGCTCCATCGGATCGTCGGACAGGCCCAGAAACCGCTCCAGGCGCGTCGCCGCGCCGATCAGTTCGCGCATGGCCACGTCATACTGCTCGCGGGTCAGGGTGTGCAGCACGGCGCGCTTATCACTGACGTAGAAGAAGTGCACCCGCCGGGTCTTGTGGAAGGTCTTGTAGACCGACGCCTGGCGCAGGTGCGGCTCGCTCATCGCGGACGGCACCCGCAGCGTCGACTTCAGATCCACGATCTGGTCGTCGTAGAGCCAATCCAGATAGCCGATCACCGGCACCGGGACGCCTGGCAGCATCACCTCGATCTTGTGCTGCGGCGGCGTGTCCTTGAAGCGGCCCTCGATGTTGGGGACGATCGGCCGTCCGCGCTCACGCAGCGCCAAGCCTTGCTCGACCATGCCGGGGATGACCTTGCGTTCGTCGTCGCGTTTCGGATCGCCGCTGAGCGCGGTCAGGCGGTCATAGACCGGCAGTGCAGCGGCGACGCAGTCCTCGAGCGGCAGGTCGTGGTCGAAGAGGCCGGCGCTGACCCCGATCTCGGTCGCCGTGCCGCGGTGGGCCGAAGCGCCCATCTGCGAGCGGTGGCCCAGCAGACGTTCGAGCACGAACAGCGAGGGCGAGTTGATCCAGGCGTTGATGGCGCTGGGCGACAGGTGGTCGATGTGATGGCGTTGGAAGGCGTTCATTTCAGCATCATCAGCAACTCCGCCGCCTCCTCGCGCACCCGGCGCGAGCCGTACTGGCGGATGATCTTCAGGGCGTTCATGAGACACGCTCTGCGCCACAACGACGGCCCAGGTCTGTATTCCGCCACGCGCGCCCACATCGCGGCCTCTCGGCTCCAGCGGCTCATACTACACTCGCCAACAGGGCATCGCGCGCCGCGTTCAGTTCGGCGGCGGCCTCGTGCGATCCTGACTTATCCGGGTGCGCCGTGACCATTTTGGCCTTCCATGCCGCTCGGATTTGCTCTGGCGTCGCATTAGGCGGCACGCCTAGGATTTCGTGGGGGCGCTTAGGCGCCGGAAGGGCCTCAAACGCTTGAAGGGATTCGGCGGCGGTCGCGACTCCATAGCGCTCTATCCGACGCGTCGCGTCTATATGGTTGGCGATGGCCGCGATGTTTTGGGCAAGGGAGTCGTAGCGGTCGCAAGCCATCGCATACGGCTTGCCCTTCATCTCGAAATAGACGCAAACGCCCGGATCGGCCGGTTCTGCCGCACCCCTGTGGGGCTGTCCGTCGCGGCGAAGCGGAAGGTCGGACGAGACAACCAGCCACCTGCCGCCGAGCAACCGGACCTGCGCTTCCAGTCGATCCATGATCGTGGAGCGTGTTCCAGAGAACGACCCTTTGGCGCGTTGGCTCCAGGGCGTGCGCGGGCGGCCAACTGGCCAGGAGAGCGGAAAGGCATTCGGAGCGTCGCTCACGGCAGCACCTCCTCTACGTCGATCGTCAGTCCCGGCTGTGAGTCGTAGAACTTGGCGACCCGCAGTCCGCAGACCTGAGCGTCGTCGCGGAACACGATCTGGTTCATCGCGTCCAGCACGGCCTTGGCGACGTTCTCGATATCTGGGCGTTTGATCGGACGCAGATCACCCGACAGCATCAACGCTATGCGGCTTTTGGAGGCGCTGGAGGGCGGTTGCATGTTGATCCGCACCCAAACGTCCACCGGCGTCGCTAGGGGCTCACGGCCCGCCATCGCGGCCTTAGCGTTGATGGCGATCAGGTTCTCATAGGACGCCGTCGCCGCATCGGTGTAGGCCCGGCCCTTGGCAAATCGTGGGCGTCCCTTACCGCGCGGCTCACCGGGGACGCTGAAGGAGATGCGGAGGGTCATCGACGGAGCCTAAAGAGAAAGAGTTCGTGATCGACAGCGTCGATCTTGCGCCCCAGGACATCGATGGCGGCGCCGAGCGCGCGCCACCTGTCGCCGAACATCGCCCCATTGAGCACCTGTTCGCAGACCCAGACGAACGCCGCTGCGGCGAACATCCAGGTGGGCAGTTTGAAGCCGTAGATCAGAATCGCTGCGATGATGAGGGTCATGCGTGAGCCCCGAACAGCCGGGCGATGCAAAAGATATCCAGCGCCAGCACCACGGTGGTCATGAGCTGGCCCATTGCCCGACTGTTTTTGCTTTCCCAATACGGGTCGCTGGCCGGGTGACGATGCAGCTCCCACGTCCACGCGACGAGCAGGATCGACCAGATTATCGCTCCGGTGATGTCCCAGGCGCTCATGCATCCCCCCGCATCGCCGCCGAAGCCTCGCGGTTGGCCTGGGCCTTGTCTCGCGCAGCTCGCCGAGCGTTCAGCCGATTGCACGTCTTGCAGCGACCCTGGCCGTGGATGTTCCGTTGTGTGTTCTCTTCGGTCCAGGGATGACCGCAAGGGTAGGCTTCCGGCCAGACGATCTCGTAATCGACCATCTCCCACCCATCCGACGCGCGGTAATGGCCGTTGCAGGTCCGCGCGGTCCTGAAGCCGATCAGGGCGACGAAGTCGTCGCAGCGCGGATCGGCCGTCCGATAAAGCGCGTAGCCGTTGTGGACCTTGAAGGCGTAGAGGGCTTTCATGCCTCACGCGGCTCGTAGGTCGGCTCTCGCCGCTCGAGCCCCAGCGCCGCCAGGATCGCAGGACCCGGCGCGCGTCTCGCTTTGAGTACGTCGCTGACGTATTGGACAGACATGTCGCGGTCATTGATCCATGCAGTGATCCCGCCGGCGACGGTGACCTGCTGTTTCAGAAGCTCTCGGACGTCATCTTCAGTCATGTCCCGCTTTTCCGCTTGACCGCTGATGATGTCAAGTCCTAGTGTGCAGCCTCAATCTGAGGACTTCCCCATGTTCCACTCTTCCGGCGGCGACATCCTGACCGACGACGGCGCCGTGGTGCCGATCGACGCGGCGGAAGACTACGTCCGCGACTGGCGCACCAAGGCGCAGACGTTCCCCGGCGGCATCCTGGCGACCGTCTACGACGGTCTGGCGCGGGATCTGAACGCCGCTGTCGAGCAGGCGCGGGACTGGAAGCGCGCCGCCAATGCCATTTGAACCCGCCGCAGCCTCAGCCCCCGCAGGGCGTGCGACGGCAGGGCCGGGGGAGGCGACCCACAGCGCTTCCCCCGCGCCCGACTATCGGGATGCCCCATGACTAACCCAACCGAAGAGGCCCTGAAGCGGCTGGAGGAAGCACTGAGGCAGGACGAACTCGGTTCGCAATTCACCGACCGCTTCTGGGATCGGCACAGCAAAGACCTCCGCACCCTCCTAACCGCCTATCGCGCCCAAGCCGCCCTGGTTGAGGAGCGCGAAGTTCAGTGGCGAAAAGCCAATGATATCGCTGAGGAATGGAGACGGACATCAGACGCCGTGGCCAACAAGAACGTCGCCCTCCAGTCCGACAACGACACGCTCCGATCCGAACTATCCCGCCTCACCGCCCTGGTTGAGGGACTTATGGAAGCGGCGGCTCCGATCTGCGACATCGACAAGGTGGCGTCGAGTGCTGTCCCGCCCGATGCAGTCGTTGACGTCACTTACACCCACGCGAACGGCAAGAAATACGGGATCGTTCAAAGCCGAATGTCGTGGTTCAGGGCACTCGCCGAAGCCTTGATCCGAGCGAGGGCGAAATGAGAGCTTTGTTGCTGATCATTTTTGCCGCTGCGTGTGTCGCTGATCACGCGTGGTGGCAAGCCGCCGTATGCGCACTCTTCGCCGCCGCCGTTGTGCCACCGCTATGGCCAACACCCCCTCGCCAGGACCCCAAGGAGGATGAGCCGCGAGCATCAAGCCGATCTTCGCTTGGTACGATCTCTGGGTCGGCGCGTTCTGGGACGCTGGCAAGCGTCGCCTCTACATCCTTCCGCTGCCCCGCGTCGGCGTCGTGATCCAGTTTAAGCCCAACAAGCGGATGCTGTTTGATGCCTGACTCCCCCACCCCCGCCGAAGTCGCCGCCGCTGAAGCCGCCTACGAGGCGGAATTGGCGCGTCGCGTCGCGTCTCCGCATCTGAAGGGCCGTTTGGATAAGGAAGCCTTCGTCGCGGGCTACATCGAAGCCATCACCAAAGTCCGCGCGATCTCGACCGGACAGTGGAGGCCGACGCGGGTTGAGATGCTGAAGGTTCTCATGGGCGAATATCGTCTAGACAGCTTCGATCAACTCGACACCGACAGAAACTATCGCCTGACGGAAGCCGCCGCCGAGCAGTTGGCCGATGCTCTACTTGCGAGCTTTCCCCCATCCCCGGACCCGCACCAATGACTGAGGCAGAGAAGACTACGCTAACCGCGCTAGTATTTGCCGCCGCGCTTGCCGGTTGTGTGCGCCATGTTGAAGGCCCCGCAAACACGACGGGCATGTGTCCAGACGTTGTCCACACAAAAGGCGTCCAGATCTGCATGGCCGAGAACCGCGTGGTGACAGTGCTCGCCTGTGACCAGAAGCCGAACGGGCCTTTCGCCGATGGCGCTCTTGGGCGCCAAGACGATACCCCCGAGCCCAACGGTACGAACCATGACTAACCCTCCCACCCCCCACCCAGACGACAAGGCGCTGATTCAGGAAGCGCGCGAATGGATCGCCATGTGCTACGGCATGAACGACGAGCGCACCGATGAGCAGGAACGGAACCTGCGCTACCACATCGAACTAATGCGACGCCTCGCAGACGCCCTCGCCTCCCGCTCTACCACCCCAGAGAGCGATCGAGAGGCGCTGAAGAAGATCGGCCCGCTTTCGCCCGACGTTAACCGCGCCGATTGGGAACTCGGCTTCCTCGCCAGCCGACGCGCCGCAGCCAGCATCTCCGAATACTTATCCCGCACCTTC